TTGTGTACACTGATCACGCAATTGGCCAAGAGTAGATAGCTCCTCACCTTTAATAGCTCCACGTTGTACCATAGTATCTACTACGGCAATGGTAGATCTAGAAATACGATTTGCTAGATCGTATACAGGATTATGTGACTCATGAGCTAATTTTACTTCATCTTCTTTTGACATTTTATTCTCCGTAGGTTGATGTCTTTTCAAGTGCAACCCAGTAGGTTACGTTGCTGTTTTGACTTTTAAATTCTGAAATGAGTTTAGATGATATCTTGACATCATATGAGTCAGTTACCATCTTTAGGCTTGAAATATTTAAAATAAATTTAAATTGTTCGCTAGTATATCCTCCATCTACTTCAATTGAATATTCGTTAGCAGTAGTATTCTCTGGATCAAAGATCGACAGTTTAATAGCCCCGCTAGAAGCTTCTACTGCAACTTGGCTATTACCTAATACGCTTGAGCCACGCTTTAATGAATTTAATGTACCTTCATCTAAGGTAAACCAAACATCAGCTTCTGGCATAGTTATAGGTTTACTTGGTGTCGTAAGCATCTCTGTATCAGAATAAAAATACTTAATGTTCTCACGGCCGCTCTGGCTCTTGATAACCATATGCGTATCTTCAAAATTAACATTAGGCTTATCAACCAATCCTAACACATTTAGGAACTCTTGTAAATCATAAATTCCTACAACAGCATCAAAAGTTTCAGTCAGATCCGCTTGGGCCAGAACATTCTTAGCTTCTGATACTGTAAGTAAAGTATTCCCAGGCTTAATAACAATATTACTATTGATACCAGCAAAGTTCTTGAGAACACTGACAGTATTTGCACTTATTTCCATAATTAATTACCTTTAATTTTACTGAAATTCTTTTCTTTATAGACTTCGATCTTATTATCAAATCTTCCGTCTAGCATTTCACCCTTATGTGATATCACAAAGACATTGGTATCATCACCAAGTGTCTGTATAATTTTCATTAGATTGTCTACTCCTTCATAATCTAGTGATGAATCAAAAGTCTCATCAAGCATCAACAGATTAGTTGACACGCTGTTTTTCATCTTAGCAATCTGTCGCCACGTGAAAAGAAGCGCTAGGTCAATACGCTGTTTTTCACCTTCAGAAAAGGAATCATAAGAGAAGTTATCTCTATGGCGTGATTTAATTGTCTCGGAAAAGGCTTCGTCTAAATAGAAAGAAACGAAGAAGTCAAGCACCTGTAAGTACTTATTTACGAGGTTATTTATAACAGGTAGATATTGCTTTATGATTTTTGTTTTGATGCCTGTATCTTTTAGCATCTCCAGTATAACAGTATTATAACTTAAACTTTCATTAATGTACAATCTTTTTTCAAATAAATCATCCTTTAATTTTCTAAGAGTTTCAAGCTCATCGCGTGATTTACTTAGATCTCCTCCAGATCCCCGTATCTGTTTGATCGAACTATTGATAGATGCAATCTGTTCTTGTAACCGACCAATTGTTTTATTGTTAGAAGTAATAATAGAGGTTTTGTCTCTAATTTCGCCTGCGGTATTCGTGAGCCTTTCAATAGTTGACTCCACAACAGCCGCTCTGTCACTGACATCACGTACGGCACTGCTAAGTTTGCTAGCTTTTTCTTTAGCGGCTTCCAGCTTTGTGTCTCTGACGTCCGGACTAATATCTTGGGTACATGTGGGGCATGTATCATTCTCTTCGTAAAACTTTGTTTCTTTGACCAGTGTTTTGATTTTTTGATTGAACTCGGCTTGGTAGTGTAATAGGCTTTGCCTTTTATCGTGGTTTTCTTTGAGGCCTTCTTGGAGTCCATCGGACCTTTCTTCGATTTCAGCTGATAATGAAACATTTTCACGTTGAAAGGAATCAATTTCTTCTTGTGCATTGCTGATGTCTGCTTCTTTACTATTGATTTGCTCAACCGACAAAGCCTCCACTTCTTTAATATATTTATTCTGAAGATCAATCTTTTCTTTATTTAGATCTGCATCATAGTCTACACTTTTAAGATCATCTTTAAGAATACTATTTTTCTCTTTTAGTATCTGATTCATTTTAGAAAAGACATTAATGTCCAGAAGATCCTCGATAACATCACGCCTATGCTGTGCAGGGAGCTGCATGAAAGGAATGAAGGAGGAAGATCCAAGCACAACAATTTGGTGGAACGACTTGTGGTTCAACTTAATGATGTTCTGTTCGAGGATCTTCTGGTACTCTTTGGCATGCGATGACTGATTAATCATCGTGCCGTCTTTCCATATTTCAAACTTATTAGGTTTGATGCCACGTACAACCTTATATGCCGAACCTGAAACATTAAACTCAATAGTTACTATGCAATCTTTATTGTTAATTGTATTAACTAATTGTGGTTTACTAATATTTCTGTGCGCTTTGCCAAACAGGGCAAATGACAATGCATCGAGCATCGTAGATTTACCTGACCCATTATCTCCGACAATTAAATTAGATTTGTGGTTAGTAAAGTTAATACTGCTATAGGAATTTCCGGTTGATAGGAAATTCTTCCATTTTAGGTTTTCAAATATAATCATACTATTTCTAAGGTTTGTGCCTCAATCATAAGATCATGCATTTCTTTTTTAATGCGATCTTTATCCAATTCAGTTTCTACATTATCGACATAAGAGTCCAGTAGGGTACTAGTATCGTCCATAGAGATGTTCTCATCCTCTACATTTTGCCCTAAGAACTCAGAAAAATTCTCCTGTATTTTTAATTCATGAATGTTTCTGTTATTAATTCTATCAACAAAACGATCAAATGTAAACAGGTCATTTTTGTTTATTACAACTATTTTTACAAATTTATTCTCTAATATTTTTGTATCATATTCTCCGTAATCTGTTTTACGGTCGTCATATATTATCTTATGAAATAACGTGTGAGGATTGTGTATAGAATCTATTTCTCTTGTTTCAGTATCTAGAACGTGAAAATACTTTTTATCATGAGCGTCGTTCCAAAAAAATTCCATCTGCGAGCCTAAATACTTAATATTTTCTCGAGAAGATTTTGTGTGGAAATGGCCAGATAATACTGTTTCAAATCTATTAAATAGTTCTGGATTAAGTCCGTGTTCGTTCTTAATACCTTTCATCATTTCATAGCCACTAATTTCAAAGTGGCCAGCTAGCCAATCACACTTTGCGCTAGCAATAAAATCTAATGACTGCTTTTCGTTAGCAGCCGATATCCAAGGAACAAGACCTATCTTAAAACCATCATAGCATTGCACCATAGGTTCATGAATAATATTCACTTCGTTCATGTAATGACCTAAGAGCTCTTTTAGACTATTTAAGTCATTTGTATTTTTATAGAAGGTATCATGGTTACCACAGATAATATCCATAGTAATACCATGGTCTCTTAACGGTTTAAGAAAGTGATGCCTGTTACGGTTAAGAGCACGGAAGTTGACAAACTTCCGGTTATCGTAGTAATCACCAAGATGCACAATATGCTTAATATTATGTTCCAAAAGATAAGGAAACAATACATCAGAATAAAATTTCTCTGCATTATCGAGAAATACGTCAGAGCTATTGCGGATACCACAATGAGTGTCATTTAGAATACATATCTTCATTTAATTCATTCTCTAGTTGAACAATCTGTTCTTTCAATTTTAGTTTAGTTTTTTTAAGAAAAGAAACCCTAAGATGCGCATACGGACCTAAGTCCTTTATCTTTACATCTAACTCAGCATGAGATGCCTTAAGGCTATCTAGTCTTGATTTTTTATTCATCTTCAAAAAAACCTGCTAAACTTGAATCACTTTTAAAGCTGCGCCTTTTCCGGATCTTTTGTTCTTTTGCATAGCTTTTAAATTTAGTATCTTTTTCTTTAATCTTATCCATTCGATCCTTTAATTGATCTAAGAATGTATTCATTACATTTGTAGCTGCTATATCATTGACATCACCATAGACATATTGCTCAATACCAGACTGCGAAAGATATTTAAATTTTAAATCTTGCTGTTTCTTTTCTTTTTCAATTCTACGCAAAAATGCGTACCATGAAATTTGAGTAAAATACGCAAATGCATTTGGCTTACCCGTACGTGTAGCCACGTCTACATTATAATTATCAATAGCTTTGAGACAGTTTTCGACTGCATCCATTACCATTTCTTCGCGGTAAGTATATCGAATAAAATTAGACTTATGTGATAGGCCTTCTGCAATCTTAAGAAAGCACTGGGCAATATAATCAGGAACTAAAGGAAGAGAAGCATCATTTTCTTTTGCCTCTTTTAATCCTTTACAATAGTCAACAACTGCTTGTGAAAACTCAGCATTATTAACGTAATGAATGCTTTTCTTTTTTGCCATAACGAATCCTTCATATATTAGTTATATTCTATCACATGTCATATAGTATGTACACAGTAAAAAAAATTAAATTAATGTATTTTTAGTATGTACAAACCGGCCAGACAGTGTATAATAAATTAAGAGCTTTTTGGTGGGGATAGTATACCTTTAATGCATTTTATCCTTGTTAGGAAATACGATAACATTTTCGTCTCCTAACGAATCTAAATCAGCTTCACTCATTTCAAGCTCTACTTCTTCGGTAGATAGTTCCTCAGCCTGTTGTTCTGCATCGATTGACTGTTTATAGTGATCAATCAGATTAGATACTGGATTAGCTTCAGATGTTATATGTTGAGAATTAATCGATTGGTATATACCATCCTGCATCTGCAACGTATACCACGGCCTAAGAGAATGAATCCTATAACCGTTTGAGGGATTATAAAAGACTTTTATTTCATATACATTACGTACAATAATATCAACATAATCATCTTCTTCAGCTGGCCATTCTACAACCTCACAGATAATTTCATCACCTGACAACAACTTAAACTGTTTTAACTGCTTATCCATCTAAATCTACCTTAATAATTTTATAGTTAAACTGTTCTTTTTCGTATATCTTTACGCGCTGAGCTCCATGCCCTAGTGTATAATTTTTTCTCGACTTCCAGTGCAGATCATCGGTAAGATCGTAGAGGGTTGTTTTTCTTCCGTCATCTGAGACTCTAAGACCACGTCCAATACTCTGCAGAACTTTGATTTGGGATTTGCTTGGTGAAGCGAATATAATATTATGCAAATTCCGTATATTAATACCAGTGCTAAAAGTTCCCAAGGAGGCCACGATAATCGCATCTTTTTGTTTCTCAACTATTTTACGTATTGCTTCTCTATCTGCGGTATCAACCTCTCCTGATACAAAATAAACTTTTCTATTGTTACCTACCTTCTTATTTATCATTTCATAAAGGGGTTTTCCATGAGCATCCACACGTAGGAATAAAACCAGAGTGTTTCCGTTAGAATCAATAGCCAAATTACGAACGAGGCGATTACGAGACTCGTTTCCGATAATGAAATCAATTTCATCTTGATATGACTTTTTACCAAATTCTTCCCTTACCTTCTTTGAGTAATTTAATAAAAGAACCTTTATATCTAATGGTGCAAGTGTGCCATCATCTTGCAAGTCTTTAGTTTTAGTAACTTGATACACTGGACCAAACAGACCTTCAAGTACTAGTTTATGTGTCTGCGTGCCATCTAAAGTTCCGGTTGTACCGAATCTATATTTTGCTTCAGTGGCCTTATTCATAATTGATGACAGTGAT